AATCAGTATCACCAGCGGCAGCGGCAGTAGTGCCTGACCCTAGAGCCATGTGAGACATAACATCAGCACTTGCTGTGGCCATACGCGCACAAATAAAGGTCAATCCAGCACTAACCACTAAGTTGTGGATTTCACGGCTGTCTTTTACATTGCCGTCTTTGTCTTTCAATACTATCGCAACATCACCGCGTAGTTTTAAATCTTCGTTAATCATAAATCACCTGTTAAAAGTTTTGGGAGTAGCCGACATAATCTTCAGCAAAATAATCAAAAGCACAATAGCCTTGACCGCGAATCGAACCCGAATCGGATGAACCGATTGTATCACTTAATCCACTAGTACTGGAATAAGTCAACAGATCAACGATTGTAGCCAAATCAGATCGAACTTTTGTAAACGTCATCTCTTGATCATCGTTAGCCGTAGCTTCACCATCTAGATCATCTGTAACGCCTGTAACCTCATTAATGAACTTGTGAAAGTCCATGTTTTGATTGTCTGTTGTACCTGAACTATCAGATGCAACTTTGTTTGGGTTTAGTAATGTCTCATCTGTTGCGCCAGACGCATCAGCCAAAGCCTTGATAAACTGCAAAGACTCTTCGTCAGTTGCTCCAAATCCGTCAGAAAAAGGCTTGTTTGTACCAACGCTAATAGACTCACCAGCATAAAAGACATCAATATAAGCCCTGTTAAAGGCAGTCTCGATAAATATGCTCTCACCAACGCTAGGGGTATCTAGTATTAGCTTGCCAATAGCAAAGGTATCAATCTGGTCAGATGTTGCGCCAGAGTCACTTTGTGCTGTGCCAAAGCCTAACGTAGCAGCATCGGCAGCACCTGAGTTATCAGATACACCTTTGTTAACACCTGTAGCGGTTAAATCGGTTACGGCCTGAGAATCAGCTAAAGACTTGCCAACATTCTTTGCTTGAACGTCAGATATACCCAAAATCTCAAAGAAGAACCTAAAGATTAAGAAGTCACCCAGCTTAATAGTAGCTACGGCTTTCTTAAAACCTATGTCTGCAACGGCCTTTTTAAATGCAACAATTGCCTTAATCACTAGAAATCAGCCCGCAAATAGAAGTCTAGAACCTGATAAACTGTTTCTACTGCTCCGCTAGAATAAGTAATCTCTATTTCGCCTTCGTAATACCCTTCAGGGATGTCTAATTGAGTGCCAGAGAATGAGAATACAGCAATTCCAACCTGAAAGTTGCCACCAACATCTGCGGCTGCTAGGGTAAAAAGGATTGCAGTAGTGCCTTTTGCTCTAAATTTCAAGGCGCAAGTGCCACTAGAAAAGTCGATTACGGTTCCGTCATCTTCTCTGGTTAATACAGCTTGTATTTGTGGGGCTTGGTCACCCTGTACTAGTTGATAAATTCTCATACATTACTCCGGCTTTGTGGGCCATATTATATCATCTAAAGATGTGGCATCAGAATAGGTTTCTGGTATGTCTCTTAGTGCCTGCCTGTAAGTTGTCCATTCTGCTTTCTTTGTAATTGTTAAAGGGCTGTCTGGGAATTGCGTCCAATCTGATCCCGCTATTGCAATATCTCTAAGACCCCTAACATTTGACCAATAAATTTCAGACGCAAAAATCCAAGCGTTATTTACCCATTGATGCCAATCGTCAGTAGCGGCATCTCTTGTTTGCCACCCTGCGTCCCAGTACCAAGTGTTTAAAACTTCTTGATCGTCAGAGTTGTGATCAATATGCCTAGCAATGCATTCATTGTAAGTCTCGCCATCTACATACATATCATCAACAGCAGGGCTAATAGTATAAGCAACTTCACCGTTAGACTTTACCATCGCTACTTTTATCATGTAAAAGTTCCTATTAAATTTGTTCTAAATCCACCGCCATACGAACCCCCAAAAGATCCAACTATTGCAATTACTGCATTTTGTGCGCGGATAGTTCTATTCGTATAATCCCACCTTGAATGCAGCGCCCAAACCGCTGAAGTCTGGGAGCCAATAGTTTGTCTTCCCACAAAACTTTTCCCGCTCATAATAGAATAAACTCCCGCCATGCTTGTTAATGAAAATATAGTTCCAGTTGTGCCAACGCTTGTAAAGTTATCAAATGCTACTTGCTGGCACCTAAAATTGCCATTGTTAGAGCTAAACGCTTGATCTCCGTTTGTTTTATTTACCTCTAATCCATAATCTCCGCTATTGTTAGCAGGCATATCTGAAGACTTAATGGCAATTACCCAATCAACAGATATGTTGCTTGTTGCTCCATAATCTAAGCCAAAAACAAAAGATGCATATGTTGTAACATTAGTAAACTCTGAAAACCATACTAAATGGTCACCTGATTCAGTAGACGGTTTTGCAAAAATAACGTAGCTTGAAGGAGTGTTGGCGGGGAATGCAACAGGATAATAGGTGTTTGTGGTTCCTGCTGTAGCCGTCCCACTTGCAAACACAGAAAGATTATCGTATGTGCCATCTATCTGCGTAAACCCGCTAGAATTTATGCTACTAATTCCGTAACTCATATTCTAAATACCTGCACTTTATAATCATGGCTGTTATATTGATCGGCATTTGAAATAACAAACTGACCAGAACCCATAGAAACAGAAACGTAAAAATTTGAATAAGCTAACTCGTTTAAGCCCCAAGTTCCATCGGTTGCCATGCCAGAAACTGTAACTGCAACACTAGAGCTAGAGCTAACAGACCCAGTAAAAAAGCCTACATACCTGCATTCTCTATCAGAAGTATCTAGCCTGACGTTCCCGCTAGAATCCCATATTTGAAGTCCGTAAGCCATTACGCCAGATTCCCTAACTTAACTCTAAGCACGTCGCTTGAGTCGTAGACTTTTAACACTGATGAAGTAATCTCCATGCGCTCGCCAGACGTTGCGCTTTTAATGTTTAGTCCACTTGCTCCGGCAGTACCTGCAATGTTTACTTCAGCTACGTCAATAGTGCCTGTCTTTAGCAGGCCACCATTGATTGTAGTAATCTCAGTGCTAGAAGCGTTAGCAAGCTCACTATTTAAGTTAGTAAAAGTTACCAATCCATCAAATTGCACGCTATTAAACGGGGTGTTAAATGTTCTTGATTGAGTCCCGCCAAATGTCGCTTCAGTAACATGCCAATAAGTCGCCCAATATTTTGCATCACCACCTGTGTTAGTTGGTGGAGTTGTAGACCAGTTAGCCGTTAAACCTCCAAATGATCCTGTTACAAAGTTGTAAGACGTTGCGCTTGGGGAAGAAGGTGCGCTTGCTTGTGACACAGAATAATAAAGATACCCGTCTGCATTTCGTGGGCCAGCCGCGCCATTACTTCCGTCTGTTCCGTCTGTTCCGTCTGTGCCGTTAGTACCGTTTGTTCCATCAGTTCCATCAGTTCCATCAGTTCCGTCTGTTCCGTCTGTGCCGTTAATTGCTGCGGCATTAGTAGTGGCTGAAACTACACCAGTAAATGCTGACTTGTTACCGCTGTAATCTACTGACTTAAACTTGTAGTAAAAAGCAGTCGCATCGGCAAGACCGCCATTTAAGAATTCAGCTTTAACACCAAATCCACCGCCTACAGTAGCGACTTCAGCATAAGTGCCGCCAGAAGATGTAGCCCTATAAACTTCTGTATTTGAAAAGTCTTTGTCTGTTGGGTTAGTCCATTCAAGGTTAATGGATTTGTAGCCAGCGGTTGCTGATAACGCTGTAGGCAAAGCAGGAGCTGTAGTATCTCCAACAGAACCTTGGTTAGCTGTTACAAATACGCTTTTAACTCCTAAAGAATTAATTGATCTTACCTTAAAGTAATATGTTGCCGCAGAAATGACAGGAGATACTATGAACCTAGTATTGTCAGTAACAACTGATTGGAAGTTAGTGTTGTCTGTACTCCATTGAACATCATATTGCGTTACAAATGAGTCTGTACTTGCAGTCCAAGATGCTTCAATTGCAGGAATGATAGTTCCATCTAATGCAACGCTAGTAGTTGCAGATGTAACAAAAGATGTCGGTGGCACTACCGAA